CGACATACTTTAACCGGTTGTCCATTGTGTATCACCATCAGTTTAGTTGTTGAACCCGCCACAGGTATTGCAGCAAGTTCACCATCACCAATCACAATAGGAAATGGCGGCACCTTGGGTTCAAGAATACCTGAATTTGTGTAGGGGAAAGACATAAAAACTCTTTTTTCAATAATTCTATGTGACTGAAGATGTGTTAGGTCATAAAGGGGTTCGATATGGAAAAATCAGTTTATATAAAGAAAGAAGGAAATGATTGATAGATTATTGGGTCATAGTGGGCGTGAATTAGCAAGGTATTACAATCGTATTCTGCAAGTTTTCTTCTCCAAGAATCTCTATCCAACACCGCACCTTTACTATGAATATATTCACCATTCTCTCTCAATGGTATCATACTCTCTGGAGTTTCAAAGATTAGTTGTCTGTATGGAGTGTATAGTACGTGATAGAAATAATCAATATTGCCCGCAACCTTTTGCTTTCTACGTGCCGACCCTTGATAAGGGAAAAGATAAATTTGTAAATCATCCTTTATTCTTGAGATAATCTTCTTTACTTGTATCTTCTCAACTTTATCGTCTTTTAAGACAAGAAAATCCACACCATTATCAACATCAGGCACGGCAACGTTTATTTGTTTAGATATAAAATATGTTCTTACAATACTCTCACATAAGAGACCGGAATATTGTGTATTCAGTGTTTCTCTTTCTACCTCCAAAAGTGGAGGCATACAGGGGTTTATTCTCATTGTGTCTTGGCGAGACTATTATTATTTAGATATTATACCATAAAGTGGGCCTTACGTCAAGTAATCCGCCAAGACACTCTTGACTGCCCACATATTATCTACGCACTACGCTATCGCACATCTCGCCCTTCTCAAAGACAATATCAACAGCGCGTTGTAGTGCTCTCTGAGTAGAAACACCAACATTATTCCAGACTGGCACACATAACATACCGTAGGTTTTATTCTTTGTACCAACTCTAATAACACGACCAACAGTTTGAAGGAGTTCTATCACGTCCATATGACGAAGGAAGACAACAGCCTCAAGTTCAGAACAGTTAATACCCTCAGATAGGATAGAACGATGAAGAACAACAAACTTCTTATCTACATCTCTACCCCATGCGTTAAGAGTATCGAAGAACTCCTCACGTTTGACCTTCTTACCATCAACAACTGCACCAGTCTTTGATGTGATGTAGAGGTAAGAATAACCACGTTCTTTGAGTTGTTCTGCAAAGTCTGTCATAAAGATATTCTGCAGTTGTCGTGTGGTCTTGACACAAACTAGAATCTTTTTGATGTCTAGTTCATCAATAGACGCGAGAACATTGTTACTCTCAAGATATGGTGTGAGTGACTTTTTGTCTACCTTATCCATCTCAATCACCTTAACTTTAGGTGGCAAGATGTAACCTCCATCAACCAGAGTTGGTGCAGACACACGTGCAATCACCTCTCCATAAGTCTCAACCTCATTCATACCATGTTTCTTACCGGTTACAGATGTTTTCCTCGTTGCGGTAAAGAAATAAGCGCGATCAGCCCTCTTACTGAAATACTCAGTGGGCTCGAAGAAGTTATTCTGACAGGAGTTATGTGCCTCGTCAAAGTATATGGTATCTACTGCAATATCAGACTCCTGAACACGATGGAGAGAGTGATATGTAGTGAATATAATAACATGTTCACGGACTGTTTGACACATATCAACAAACAGTTTGATACGATCAGACTTTGTAGTGCTGAAGTGTTTTGTATCACCAGAATGCACATGCAAAACATTAGCATTGGTGATGTGTTCCATATACTCACTGCACAACTGATTGGCCAGGAGTAGTCTAGGAGCCACAACAACAATGGTGCGAGGAGTATTTACCTCGAACCGTTTCATTGCATCAGTGATTGCAATTAGAGTCTTGCCGCCTCCTGTCGGGACCAGTATCTGGCCTTTGGTGTTGATATTCATTGCATCACGGGCTTCGTTTTGATGTGGGCGAAGAGTGATCATAAAATTGTGGTGTTATACTATAGGGGTCAATTGGAGGTGAGTAACTCTGTCACCCCAACAATACTTTTGGAAAGTATGGAGTAAGGTCGGAATCAATCACTTCATGTTTACAGTCAACAAATTTCTTATAAGATACATTTTTGACATAGATTAACTCACCAATGTTAATTTCTTTGTAATCTTGTGGAGTTCTCTTACGAATTGGTGCAAAGGCTTCATTCTCACTACGAGTAGATACAACTACTTTAGACAATCTATCAATATCTGTCAAGAAATTGTTGATTAGATCGTAAGATTTATCCTCAACAAACTTATCATAATGATATGAAAAAATAAACTTTGATCCACTACGAACACCGCCAAAGTGTTCTTTGGTAAGACTATTTCCACCTTTGACTTTCATGCCAATAACTGTAGATAAAGTCTTATCTGGATATTCACTCCATCTTAGAAATGCCTTGGGAGTAAGAAGTGCACCAGTTTCATCAATTTTAAGTGAAGATCCCCAACAAATACCACCAGAAAGATCTTCAATACACTTGAACATGGTGTCCCGAGTGTAAATATCCAACTGAGATTGGTCAAGAGTCATGATCAACTTAAGTTGATTTTTAAGATGATTTTGTGCAGTAGTCATGTGGTGGTGGTGATTATACTGTGGAGGTCAATTAGAGGTGAGTAACTTTATTGTCGTTGACGAACCGAGTTAATTACAACTCTTTCTGCGGGATACTGTGATTCTACAATATCCCGTATCAAAGATCTGTCCGCACTATCAGTTTGTATCTCAAAGTTGTGCCTACGACCATTACGATCAGTCCAGGCACCTTTTACATTAAATTGTGTCATAACAATCAGCTACCAAACCCATGATTGAAATTAGCGTAGGCAAAAGTTGTCCTATTTACCAACTTGACTGAACCATAGGTCACAGAATGGAAGACATAACCTTCACCGTCAGTCTTTTTTCCATTAGGAAGATATGCAGTTGGTGCATCGTTTACAATCAAACTATCCATCAAATCATACTTAATGTCAATAACCAACTGATACAGATTGGCAAGAAAAGGACAACCTAGAATTTCAGTTAGTGTGGCGTCATCAACATACTGACCAGACCTGATAAGTGCATTGATAGCAACTTTGGCCTGACTTGCTTCTTTATCAGTCAGAAACTTGATGTTATCAGTGTTAATCTTTGGTGCATCGTAACCACCGTAGATACGGTCAACTGCAGGTTGTACCCACTTGATGATTACACTATCATCAAATGTTTCTTTGATAGGTTCACAAACTGGTTCATGAAATGCGGAGGTAACATACACTTGGGTATGTGGAGCAATGACCAGTTTCTGATCAATTGCATCAGGAAATGTGTATGTCAGTGTATTTTGTGTGAATACATCTGTTCTACCGAACCCAAGCCAATCACCCCAATAAATGTTATCGGTACGTGGAAGATACTTGAGACAATGAGAGAGAATATCTACAACTTCGATTTGATGACCAAAGTGCTCGAAGATGTCATCAGTTGTATAACATTTACGGTCTTTCTTCTTGTTGAATGCAGCCTTGGTGCATACAAAAAACTTACCATTGAGTGGGTTTGTACCCCATACAAGAGACATTCCATCCATTTTCATGGAGATATGACCCACATCATAGAGTAGATCAAAGACTGACAGATCACCTGTCAAAATAAGATCTTCTGGATGTTCAATGTGAGTCAATGTCATAATAAAATGGTGGTCTTATACTATAGGGGTCAATTGGAGGTGAGTAATTCTGTCAGGGAAGGATTACCCATACTTTATTACCAACTGTGTTCACAGTATTGTTCTGAACATATGTCTTAGCCTTTTCCAAAGATATACTTTGGTTTTCTTTGACATAAGTTCTAGCTTCTGTGACTGTATCAAACAGTCGCATCATTCTCTGTGTCATGATAGGGCTTTGGCAGCAGCATGAGCCTTGGCAGTCAATTGAATTGCTTCTTTTTTGTTTGGCTTTCTACCGTGTTTCTTCACAAACTCATCCCTCAGTTGTGCCTTTGCTTCTTTTCTACTTTGACCAGTTTTTTTATTACGAGCAGAATGTCTTTCTGCTGGTGTCATAGGACTACCGTCAGCATGTGCCCATTTACGACGTGGTTTTGCAGGTTCAGTCTTCTTTGGTTCTGCCTTCTTGGTCTTCAACAACTGGTCTGCTTTCTTTTCAGCCTCTTTAGAAGATATGGTGGTTTTCTTTACCTCACCACCAGACTTTCTGGCAGCAGCTCTTGCCTTGGCAGCAGCTCTTCTATCTGCTTTAATCTTTTCTGCATAAGATTGTTTGACTTCTGCAGAACCTATTTCTTTCTGAGGTCCGTCTGTTCTCTGAGATGTGGTAACACTTCTCTTTGGTTTAGACCCTTGTGGTTTATAATCTACTGGTGCAGTCTTGCCACCACCAACTGCCTTAACCCTTGGTTTTACACCGGGTTTTCTACGATCAGCAGTCGATCTTTTTTCACGGGTCTTACGAACTGTACCCATTTCAGGGTCATAAACTTCGACCATTCCTTTCTTATATCTTTCCCTGGCACTTACTGTCTTATCTCTAGTTTCTGGTGAGTCAAGAGTAGCCGATCCACTACCTTCAGAAGATTGTGTTTGATTATTTGTAAACTTATCCTGTCTATCCTTAAGAGCTTGTGCTCTTTCAGATGCAAGTTCTAAAAAAAGTTGTAAATTCTTCATGACTTCACCACTGTTGATGTTTTGAAACCACCAGATGTACCATCAGCATTTGCAACTAGTGTG